CACCTACACCTCTAGCGAATTGTTGATACGTAACTACTACTGGTTTTGATTTAGTCATGGTTATCTCCTTGATAGACTAAGTTGATTGACGGGGAGAAATCTCCCCGTATCGATTAGGCTTGTTCCCAACCGATACCTCTATGTTACGAATGGGGGTCATTTTGTGGCTGTATCGGCTCTGTGAGAGGGGCGTTTTGGCGTGGCGTTGACCCCACCATACCCCCACCAACCCTATTTGGGGTCGACACCACGAGTCCACATAAACACTGTTCCACACCCGCAAATGAGATTTTCAAAAAACAAGACCCAAACACCCCACCCCCCTAAAAATTATAAAAATTTCCAAGAAGCAATGTCAAACGTTGGACAACACTATATAAAAAAATGCCCCGACCTTGCGAGCCGGGGCGAAGATGGCAACTGTAAACCATCAAGGAGAAGCAATGACTTGCGCCATCACCGAAAAGAAGTGTACACTAACACCAACGAGGCAACAAGTGCGACGCCAGCACTAACCCTACGCAATGCTAGAACATCTGATTAACGGCGAGTTTCATCCAGAGGTGGTCGACGCCACCGCGGAAGTGCTGTCTTTTGAAAAGGCAGATCCAACAACGACCATTGACGCCAAAGTCAAGACGGCTCAATGGCTCAAAGACTTAGAGCTTGAGGACGAAGCGATTGAGTCCAAGGCGGAACAAGAATCTGCCCGTAAATCGTTTGCCTCACTCGTAACAGGCCAGCCTGTTGGGAATACACAACAAGCGCTAGCTAATTTAAAAACCCCTGCTGCAGTGCAGCATTTAGTTGGGATGCTTACAGCATACGATTGGGCGTTTGTCGAGCAAGCCAAAGAACTTCGCGGTTTTGCAGTAGCTAAGATCCTAGAAGAAGTTGAACATCCAGACGCACGCATCAGACTCAAGGCACTAGACATGTTGGGTAAGGTCACCGAGGTTGCGCTGTTCACTGAACGGATTGAGGTCAAGAAGACCGAGATGACTGACACAGAGCTTGAGACGCGCATTAAAGACAAACTCAACAGGTTCATGGGCGTGATTGATGTGATCGACGTAACTGAAGACACCGCAAAAGATGAAGCAGATGAAACCTGAAAACTTTACCACTTTGAGCAAGATTGAGCTAGAGTCTATGGCCAAGGCGTTGCCGCACATGAGCGTTAAAGAGAAGATGGAGTTGTTTGAAGACTTGGAACTTAGAGAGTCCCGCGCTAGACTGCAGGCAGCTAAAACAAACATGCTGGGGTTTGCCACAGCGGTGTACCCCGGATTCAAAGTTGGCCCCCATCACAAGAAGCTAGCCCGAATTTTCACGGACGTCGTAGAAGGACGTAAGAAGCGCGTGATTATCAACATCGCGCCGCGTATGGGTAAGTCTGAGTTCTCGTCTTACCTGTTTCCTGCGTACTTTTTGGGCAAGTACCCCGAGAAGAAGATCATCATGGGCACGCACACTGCGAGCTTGTCTGAAGACTTTGGGCGGCGTATCAGGAACTTGATTGATTCGGAGGAGTACCGTGAAGTTTTCCCCCAAACATTGGTGGCAGACGATCAAAAAGCTGCCGGTAAGTGGTCTACAAGCGCTGGCGGTCAGTACTATGCTGCTGGTGTCGGGGGTGCTCTTGCTGGTCGTGGTGCTGATTTGTTCGTTATTGACGATCCTCACTCGGAGCAAGACGTAAAGTCTAACTCTAGACTTGCGTTTGATACAGCTTGGTCTTGGTTCCAGACTGGCCCCTTGCAACGTCTGATGCCGGGCGGTGGGATCATCATTGTGATGACCCGTTGGTCGCTCTTAGACCTGACTGGACGCCTGATTGACTACCAAACCAAGAACCCAGAGGCAATTCCGTGGGAAATTGTGGAGTTACCGGCCATTTTGAACGAGAACGAGGACGACGAGAAGTCACTTTGGCCTGAACAATGGTCACTTGAGGCGTTAAAGTCCACAAAAGCCAGTATTGACCCGCGTTATTGGAACGCGCAGTACATGCAGCAGCCCACATCCGAGAACTCAGCCATCGTCAGCCGCAAAATGTGGCGTATTTGGGAGCATGACGACCCACCCAAGTGCGAATACGTTATTCAGTCTTGGGATACGGCGTTTGAGACCAAGAATAACTCCGACTATTCAGCCTGCACCACATGGGGCATCTTCTACAACGAGGAAGAAAATGACTCACCCCAGCTTATCTTGCTCGACGCTATTAAAGACCGGATGGCTTTTCCCGAACTCAAGGTTGCCGCGCTCAAGCAGTACAAAGAGTGGGAACCCGACGCGTTCATTGTGGAGAAAAAGGCGGCTGGCGCACCGTTGATACAAGAACTCAGAGCTATGGGCATACCTGTGCAAGAGTTCAGCCCATCACGCGGTAACGACAAGATGGTGCGCCTTAATGCAGTTGCGGATTTATTCAGTTCAGGTAAAGTCTGGGCACCCGACACACGCTGGGCACGGGAAGTGATTGAAGAGATGGCTGCGTTCCCAGTTGGGGAGCACGACGACTACGTGGACACGACCACACAAGCATTGCTACGCTTTAGGCAAGGTGGCTTTATCAGTTTAGACACGGACGAGAAAGACGACCTTGAGATCTTTCGCCGCAGGAAATACGAATACTACTAGGAACACACATGGCAACGAATATTGACAAAGCGCTGTACCAACAACCCGTGGGCATTGACGCGCTGGGCGAACAAGAGTCCCCCCTTGAGATCGAGATTGTTGATCCCGAAGAAGTCACCATTGGCCTTGATGGTATGGAGATTTCCCTCAAGCCCGGAGAGGGCGACGATGAAGAAGGCTTTGACGATAACTTGGCGGAGTACATAAAAGACGGTGCCTTGCAGTCGTTGGCGGGGGACTTGGTGTCTGACATTGACAACGACAAGAATGGCCGCAAGGATTGGGAGAAGACGTACGTTGATGGTCTGAAACTATTGGGCTTGCAGATAGAAGAACGCACAGAACCTTGGAACGGCGCATGCGGTGTGTTTCATCCCATGATTACCGAAGCGGTCGTCAGGTTTCAAGCCGAGACAATCACGGAGACGTTCCCCGCCCAAGGGCCTGTGCGTAGCAAACTCATCGGCAAAGAAACGCCAGAGATGAAAGAGATTGCGTCCAACGTTGAAGACGACATGAACTACGAGTTGACGGAAGTCATGACAGAGTACCGCGCTGAACACGAGCGCATGTTGTGGTCACTGCCGGCCACAGGTTCTGCTTTCAAGAAGGTCTACTACGATCCCAATTTGGGACGTCAAGTTTCCATGTTTATTCCTGCGGAAGATATGTATCTGCCGTACGGCACAACGGATCTAAACACTTGTTACCGCATCACGCACGTTATGCGCAAGACCAAGAACGAGATTATCAAGCTTCAGCAGGTTGGCTTTTACGTTGACATTGAGTTGCCTGACTCACCTAAAGATCTAACAGACATTCAAAAAGCCAAGGACAAAGAGACAGGTTTTAGTGACTTGAATGACGACCGCTACACCCTCTATGAGTGCCACGTTGACTTGAACCTTGAAGGTTACGAGGACATGACTGAAGATGGTGATGGCGAGGAAGAAGAGACCGGCATCATGTTGCCGTACGTTGTCACGTTGATTAAAGGCTCTAACGACATCCTGTCAATCCGCCGCAACTGGAAGGAAGAAGATGACCTCAGACTCAAGCGCCAGCACTTCGTTCACTACCAATATATTCCGGGTTTTGGAGCTTACGGCTTCGGGCTGTTCCATCTTATCGGAGGCTTTGCTAAATCCGCTACATCCCTCATGCGACAACTTGTTGATGCAGGAACGCTTAGCAACTTGCCCGGCGGACTCAAGACTCGCGGCCTGCGCATCAAGGGAGACGACACACCAATCGCACCCGGAGAGTTCAGAGACGTAGACGTCGGTTCTGGCACGATCCGTGACAACATCTTGCCGCTTCCATACAAAGAGCCAAGCCAGACGTTGTTTAACTTGATGCAGACCATCGTGGATGAAGGCCGCAGGTTTGCCGCAACTGCTGACATGAAAGTGTCTGACATGAGCGCACAAGCTCCTGTTGGTACAACGTTGGCTCTCTTGGAGCGCCAGTTAAAGGTGATGACGGCAGTGCAGGCTCGTGTGCACTTTGCCTTGAAGCAAGAGTTCAAGCTCTTGAAGAACATCATCCGCGACTACACCGACCCAGACTACACATACACACCCGAGTACGGCACTCGCAAAGCTAAGAAAGCCGACTATGACTTGGTGGATGTTATCCCCGTGTCAGACCCCAACGCTGCGACCATGTCTCAGCGCGTTATCCAGTATCAAGCTGTCATTCAAATGGCGCAGATGGCTCCAGACATCTACAACTTACCCGAGCTCCACCGCGGTATGTTGAACGTGTTGGGTATCAAGAATGCTGAGAAGCTTGTGCCAATTGAAGAAGACATGAAGCCGATTGACCCCGTGCAGGAGAATCAAAACGTTCTCAAAGGAAAGCCTGTCAAGGCATTCTTGCACCAAGATCACCAGTCGCACATTCAGGTGCACATGATGCTCTTGCAAGACCCAATGATTCAGCAGTTCATCGGCCAAAACCCACAGGCGCAAAAGATCATGGGCGGTATCACAGCGCACATTGCAGAGCACGTTGGTTACAAGATGCGCCAGCAGATCGAGCAGCAGTTGGGTATGCCCCTGCCGCCCGAAGACGAGAAGCTACCGCCGCAGATTGAGATTGCCTTGTCGGGCATGATGGCGCAAGCGGCTAATCAGGTGCTACAGCAGAACCAAGCGCAGGCCGCTCAGATGCAAGCTCAGCAACAAGCTCAAGACCCAGTCTTGCAGTTGCAGATGCAAGAGTTGCAGATCAAGCAACAAGAACTTGAACTCAAGAAACAGAAGATGGCCATCGACGCCGCTACTGCTTCCGACAAGCAAGACTTGGAAGAGCAAAAAGTCAAAGGCAATTTGGAGCTTGAAGCCCTGCGCGTTGGTGCACAAATCAACGAGAGCAAGAACAAGCAACAATTTGAACAAGAACGTGCTGGCATCCAGATGGGTGCTGACATCGCAAAGAGTAAAGCCCAAATGGATTTACAAGCGCGAACTACGGCGTTGTCCAACAATAGTAAACAAGGAACACCTAGAAAATGATCCAAGACTTCGTACGCGTATTACGTGAAAAAATACGCACCGACATGAACAACTACGCTGACGATTTGGCGGGTGGTTCGTGCCGTACTTTTGAAGAGTACCAAAAACTTTGCGGGATTATTCAGGGTCTAGCCCTCGCAGAGCGTTATTTAATTGACCTTGCACAGAAAGCTGAAGAATCCAATGAATAAAAAAGGATTGATTTTGCCACCCGGTATTTCATTACCGCCACACATCCAGCCAGTTGAACAACCTGACGAAGATGATGACAATGAAACCAAAGCAGGCGCACTACCGACCCCTACGGGTTGGAAATTGCTCTGTGTAGTCCCTGAAGTCGACACAAAGATTGCAGGAACATCACTGGATCTCTTAAGAGATGCAACCACTATGCGTCAAGAAGAACACGCCACCACGGTGCTGTTTGTATTGCGTGTAGGCTCAGATGCGTACAAAGACACCGCCAAGTTTCCTAACGGAGCGTGGTGTAAAGAAGGTGACTTCGTGTTAGTACGTACTTACTCCGGTACAAGATTTAAGATTTTTAACAAAGAGTTCCGTCTCATCAACGACGACCAAGTTGATGCTGTTGTGCAAGACCCCCGCGGCTTAACCCGCGCTTGAAAGGAAGAATATGGCTGAACCGTACAAGTTCCCCGACGAAGTCGAGGACAAAAAAACCTCAAACGTTGAGTTTGAAATAGAAGGCGAAGGCGAAATCGAAATCGAAATCGAAGACGACACCCCTGAGCGTGACAGAGGCCGCAAGCCCCTAGACCGTGAAGTGCTTGATCCAACCGATGAAGAAATCGAGTCTTATTCTGACAAAGTCAAGGGACGCATTAAAGAATTGACCCACGCCCGTCACGACGAGCGCCGTGTCAAAGAGGCGACAATGCGTGAAAAACAGGAACTTGAGCGTCTTGCACAGCAGTTGATTGAGGAGAACAAACGCCTCAAACAAAACGTCTACACAGGGCAGGAAGCTGTCATTGAAGGCGCTAAAGGCAAAGCCGAGTCTGAGTTAAAAGAAGCTCGCAGCAAACTCAGGGTAGCACAAGAATCGTTTGACACCGATGCCATCCTTGAAGCCCAAGAAGCTGTGATGGACGCAAAGATTCGTGCAGAACAAGTAAAAAATTATCGTCCTACCCCTTTACAAGACGAAAATTTTGAGGTACAAACACAACAAGCCCAACCTTCAAGGGCCGAACCGGACGAAAAAACTCTGCGCTGGCAGGCAAAAAACCAGTGGTTCGGACAGCAAGGGTTTGAGGAATACACCAGCTACGCACTAGGGCTGCACCAGAAACTA